TAATAACCAATTTTTATCTTCTAATTTTTTAAGTGTTTCATCAGACAGATGTATCTGGGTATTACTGATACGATTAAATTTTTGTAGATTAGTATTTACTCTTTTGTCGTACAATTCCTTCATTTTTTCAGGATTGTTTCGGTATCTTAGATCAAATGTATTCTTAGCTTGGGAACGTACATTTAAATTTTGCATAGGATTCAAAAATCCATATTTTGCCTTATTTGTATTTTTTATTTTTTCTCTAACACCTAAATCTTGTAATGCATATTCAACACCATATTTTTCAATCATTTTAGTTTTTAATTTATTTTTGATATCAGTGTTACGCATTGGATGATCTGTTCCAAATCTCTTTAGATGCGAATCTTTAGTCTTACTTCTTACCTTTAAAGAATTGGTACTACATTTAGTTGAACAAAATTGATGGATTATTTGTTGGTCAACTCTCACGGGAGAATTACATTGTAGACATAAAGGGGGCGTTCGATGATTGGCATTCAACAGTACTATTCGTTCTCTGAATCCATAATAATTAATTAAATCTTTGGTTTGATCATTAAACCAATTAAGAATATCGTGATTATTAGAATTTTTAAACCATTCCTCACTTGTTCTTTTACCATTTAAAGTACCATTACTTCTTGTCACTAATTTATTAAATTCTATCAGCATTTTTTATCCTTTATTTTTATATATTATAAAGGATATTAATTTAGTGTCAATAGTAAAAAAGAGGATCCGAAGATCCTCTTTAAGATCGCTCTAACGGCGATTACATCAAATTCAATACTTTAGTACGTCTGTAATATTGGTTGCGATCTGCTGTGAAAGTATCAGCATCGATTGCACCTGTAGACTGAGTCACATATGGGTTAGCAATCATACCATAACGTGTCTTAAAGCCAATCTTTGGCTGGAAGCTGTTAGGATCGATTGCACGAACCATTTGTAGAGGAACATATGGGCAGTAGAAAAGACCTGCGTCATATGGGCTAGCACCCTTATAACCTACTACGTAGAATTGATTGGTTGCGCCAAGGTTTGCTGAATATGGATCAACATAAACGCGATAGCGACCATTCAATACACCAGCAAAAGTATTGCCTGTGTCATCTACATTAAGATTTGTAGCGAGTGCTGGAGCGTAGTCTAATACACCTGCCATTGCTAATGCGGAAGCTACATCTGCTGAGCAAACTAGGAAATTACCTTTTCCTCTACGAGTATCTTGTCCGATGTGATTAGCATCGCGTTCGATATTAAATAGAAGACCTTTGAAACGCTCTACAGACCAGCGGCCATTTGAATCGATGTCTAGATCAAATGTACCTGCTGTAGCGGTTGCAGGAGAACCTACCTTAGCTACTTTGTAGATTGTACGAATAACTTCACGATTGATTTCAAACATAAATTCTTGTGAAAGAATGTTTGACAATTCTGCCTCAGCATCAAGACCATGAATTGCTTTCAAGTCTTGTGCTAATTCAACAGTGTACTCAGCTTTTAGAGCACGTGTCTTAGCAGTAACTGTTGTCTTATCAATACTGAAAGACATTTCATTAAAAGCAGCACCTGCAGGTGAGCTTGTTGTACCAAGAGCTTCAGCAGTTGCTGTAGTAACACCAGTACCAAAACCATATGGACTATCTGTTGGATTTGTTCCAGTATGTGTACCAGTACCTGAGAATGCTGTATTGGCTTCATTAAACAATGCTTCTGTACGACCATCAACGTTACCACTTGGTCCACGTGTTGTGCCATACAATGAGCGCATTGCGAAGATAAGACCAGTTGGACCTGTCATTGGCTGGACGCCACAAACATCATATGCCATTAGATTAGGCATAGAACGACGTACTAAACCAATAAGAATTGGATCATACTTGTCGATACCTGTACCACCTGCACCGATATTGTTAGCTGGAGCTGCTTCAAAAAGAGCCATACGCTCTTCACGAAGTGATTTTTCCTGATTTTCTAATAATACAGTAGTTACAGCTCTCTTGTATGTATCCTTGATCTCAGGAAGATCTGGATGCTCAAGAATTGCTCCCCACTTTTGTTGTAATTGTTCGGTTAAAAACATTTGTTTCTCCTTACGAAACCTTTTTATTATTTATAATTCAAGCACGTTTGATTGTTCTTGAAAGTGCTTTGGCATAAGCTTGAACAGTGCTAGATGATTCTACACTTTCTACTGGACTCGATGAATCCTCAATCAAAGTCTGTGTATTCACTGTAGTTGTATCAGCCTTATTCTTTGGGAAATAGTTTTCTTTGATAACAGCGACTTTTTCAATATAAAGATCTTCTGTATCAAATGCTACACCTTCTACCAACTTTTGAAGTTTAGCTGCTTCTGTATCAGCTAAATCTTTTGACATATGTTCTAATATAGATAAACGCTTAAGTTCGATAACTTCTTTGTTTAATTCAATATTAGTATTGATTGCTTCATTAAGTTTATCTTCAAGCTCTTCGGCTTTATCTTGAAGCTCTCCTACTACATCATACTTTTCTTCTGGAACTTCAACATAATGCTCTTTAAATAAAGACTTAAGACCCTGAATAAAGTCTTCAGCAATTTCAGTACGTAGACCGTTTTCGATGGCTAATTTGTTTTCATCCATCCATTGTTCTACAACATAGTTTAGATATGAGTCAATTTTCTCAACCATACCTTCTTTGAGTTCAATAAATTCTGATTCATATTGCTCTTCAAGAGATGCTGTTACTTTTTCCATCTCTGCATTTACGCGAGCAATTACTGCTGCTTCAAAAATTGATGCTGCTTTTTCTTTAAACTCTTCAGAAAGATGATCACCAAAAATTGGAGACAAGTCAATTGCTTCAACTTCTGTAGAATCTTCTTGTTCTACATCTTCACCTTCTACTTCTTCTTCCTCGGCAACATGTTTGTTGCCTGTAGAAACAGACATATTAACTACTTTAGTTAGGTCTGCGGTAGTAGTGAAGTTAGGAGTTGCGCCTGGGCCCGTTCCCTGTGGCACTGGTGCCTTGCTAACTGACTTAGCGGCTTTAGCACCTTGGTTTTCTTCTCCCTCGTCGCGTTCTTCATAAGATGCCTTTTCTGAATTCCCTTGCATTGGGGAAGAAGCATCTCCTGGGTTAGCTGGAGAAAGGGTTGTGTCCTTTTTAACTGTGCCTGCGCCCATTTGTTCAGCTTCGTCAAGACTTGCTTTAGCTTCTACACGCTGAAGCAATTCTTTAATTTTGCTTTCTACTGACATTATTGTCTCCTAAATGGAATTTACTCAATTATTTATAATTATGGTTTCCTAGACAATTGTTTTACAAATCGCTCGAATAGTTCGATTTGCATTTTGCCTAGATCTCTTTTGCTTGTCGATTTAATTAATGTTTGGGCTTCTTCAATATGTTTAGCTTTCCAAATCCCATTTTCACAAATCCAATCTACATTTTCCATGATACCCCGAACAAATGCTTCTGGTGCTGAAGGATCTGCAACTATATCTACAGTTGCTAAATGGAAATCATCTTGGACCTCCATGACACCATTTCTTTCTTTCAATGAACCTAACCCTCTGGAAGATACACCAAGGCTTACACCTTCTTCTATAAAGTTTTTAGCAATTTTACCCATTGGGGTGTCTAATATTTTTGCACGACCAATGACATCATTACCTTCAAATTTTAAATTAGTAATAAGATGCGAGACCTGATTTAAATTAATTTGTGGATTTGGTGGATGACCCAATTCGCCTAGTGATCTTTTTTCTTCAATCAACTGTTGATATTTGCTTAATGCAGACTCCATAATCTTTTTACCGTATATTCGGCCATTTTTATTTTGCTTTTCTGTCTGCATAAAAATGCCTTCAATAAAGACATTTTTCTTACCATTAGACTCTTCAGTTAAATATTGAAGATCTTGTGTAACTTCTGTAATTAATTTCATTATTTTTGCCACTGTTCTAGAGTTTGACGATCTACTGTTGGTGTGTATCCTGCAGTCTTCGTTACACCTAAAATTAATGTACCGCCACCTGTCGGCAAAGTAACTGAAATATTAGATGTGTTATTAGCTGTATCTGCATAACCATATGCCTGAGTAAATGTCCAATTATCATTTCCATATAGAATAAAAATATTTGAATTGTTTCTTTGTACTAATGCATTAGTTGCATCAGGTAGAGACCACACAACAGAATTGATATTTACATTAGCATTTGCATATCCGGCGAATGTTTCTGAAGACAGTTTTAAATCTGAATTCAAATCGACATTAGCCATACCGTCACCAACAAACTTTATAACTGCTTGTTGAGCAACCTTTTTAAGTATTGTTTTGGTGACTGCCATTTTTATTCCTTATTATCAGCTTCTTCTTTTCGCATAATTGCTTTGGCAATTTTATGCGCTTTTTTTATTGTAGATTTTTCTAACGGAGGTTCGTCACCTGTGGATTTCATGGCCTGCGCCATACCAATAGCATATGGACTACGGGACATTGCCTCATCTATATCTGCTCTAAGATTGCTGAATTTCTTCATCTTCTTCGTTATCAGTTGCATATACTGTTTGAGCTACTTCCATTTTTTTATCATCAATAGCCATTTGCATTCTATCTGCCATTAACGTATTGAATTTTTCCATAGCATCGGTAGAACGATCTTGTAAAATATCATGAATCATATGACTTATAACTTCGCTTCTTTCCATACTATTGCTCCTGTTGTTGATCAGTATTATTTATTGGTTGGGATTCTTCCATTTCACTATTCATTTCTTCAACTTCATCTTCAGTGAATCTTAAAACTTTTTTCATTACATATTCTTTACTAAAAAACTGACCTACAAATGGTGCCATTTGTGTTAAAACATCTATACGATTTCTTAAATTTTCAGCTTCTTTCATTTCTTCATAATATTGGTCTCTAGCATAAACGTAATTTATACCAGACTTTAATTCTTCCCAATCTTGATCTGTAATTATACCTTTAAGAATAAGATGGGTTCTCAGGGTATCATGAAACAAATTACTAAAATATAAACGAAGTCTATTTACAAACTTAGCAAATTTTAATTCGTCTCTAGTTATCTCAGCTGCTCTACCAAAATTCAAACCCTGTTGAGGTTGTAATCTAGATATAGGAACATTTAAAGACTGATACAATTTAGTTTGAAAATATTCTATATCTGCAATTTGTCCTAAATTTTCACCACCAGGCAATGTAGTAATTTCTGTCCCTCTTCCGCCTTCTCTACGTGGAAGCCAGAAATCTTCGAGCATTGACATAAATTTTCTATCGTCTCTAATTTCACCTGTGGATGAATCGTAAACTATCTTATTACGATACCGCGCCATAATATCTTTTAAATATTGCTCAGCTTTGATCTTAGGCAAATTACCAACATCAACATAAAATACTCTGCGCTCAGGTGCCCTAGATAATCTATAAATTACTAAGGCATCTTCCATCATCTTTAATTGATTAACTGGTTTTAATGCCTTATGAAGATAACTTAAAATTACATTTTTTTCTAAATCCATCAATCCAGAAGTTACAAATGTAATACTATCTTCAGTAATCTTTATGCCCTGAGTTGGCATATTGGTTGTAGCATAGTTAGGATTGGTCTGAATACCCTTTTCATTGTAAATAAAAAATTCATCAATACTTTTAACTATATCTACACCTTGTTTATTTTTTTCTTTCTTTACTTCACGTACTTTTTTAATCTTACGAGGATCTATTTGACGTAAATCAATGATTCCTTTCTTTGGATTAGCAGGGTCTATTACTTTTTGATAATACAATCTACCATCAACATACCATCTTCTAAATATATCTTGACCTTTAATTTTAAAATCTAATAATTTTATGATATGATCGAATTCTTTTTCAATACTTTGCTTAATAGTAATAGGTAATTCTAATTGATCCAAATCAATTTTTACAGGTTTTTCATTGTCAACAGGTGCAATAGCATCATCAACAATTTCATCTACTGCCTGAGCACAGGTAGAATACATAGATGCTTCTCTGTAACGAGTAATTAATTCGGATTCAGATTTTGACGTAGCATCCAAATCTACATATGTGCCGAAATAACCACCTGCTTGAACAGTTGAAGCACCATCGTCAGACTGAGGCATAATGTAAGTTTGACTCTTAGAAGCCTCTGCCTCAGCTGCATCCTTCTGTATAGTATAACCAAATATTGAAATAGCCATAATTTATTAAGCGATAAACAACCCGCTTCTGCTTCTCACTCTAAATGTTTGATATTGAAAAGTTGCACCAAATGATGAAATAACATCATTAGACGAATAATCCAATCCTACAGGACCTACTTCTGTAGGAAATACACCCTGAAAATCATAAGTGCGTTGTTCTACACCATTACGATCTAATTGAATAATTTGCATTTGACCTTGATAATCACTTGGATTTAGAAGTCCTTCTTTAGTAAACATATTATCTAAGTTGTTTAACCAAAACTCCAAACCTTGACGAATAGTAAATTCAGTGTCATTAAGAATTGTCATTCCAATAGGTTGCAACTGTCTATCTCCAGATAATTTAACTTCTCTGCCTCGATAAAATACTGGAGTATAATTAACAGATTGTCCTGGCAATTCTGTAGCAGTAATTAAAAATTGAGAACTCCCTCTAGCAAATTGAGGAATAGCTAAACCATTCGGTGCACTTAAAATTACAGTAAACTGATTAGGTCTAGCTCCACCATTCTTTAATGCTGCTTTAAACTGATCCACATTAAAATTGAAAGTAGCCATCTAGTCTTCTCCTTACGCGCCTACTTCTTCGAAAGATACACCCGATCTAGTAGCTATGAAATTCAATGTAATAAAGTTAATAGCTCTTGCAGGTTTAACATATATATCGGCTACAAATTCATTTCTATCTATAACTTCAGATGTGTTATTTGTTTCATCACAAACTACTCTAAAGTCTACGATACCTCTACGTCCCTGCACGTCTCTTAAGAATGGCTCTACGATATTCTTAAACTGAGCTCTTGTAAATGCATCATTGAATTCAAACAACTGAAACTTTGATGCTGTAGCAATAGCTTTTTCTAGAACAATAAACAATCTACGAACATTAATTCTATCAAATGCGCTAGGACGATCTAGTAGAGTTTTATCACCAAAAAGAACAGTTCCTTGTCCAGGAAAAGTTACTATTGGATTAATACTAGATTTGTATAGATTGTCTCTATCTGTTTTGCTTGGTGAAAAAGCTAACCGTACAACATTTTTAACTTGTCCACGATTAAATCCTGCTGGGCTAAACCATGGATCAGCGGTAAGGTCAGTTCTTACAGCTAAACCTGCAGTGTCGCCATTTAACGGAATCCAACGATATACATCATTATATCTATCATACTGATACTTAGCACCAGAATCCATTACTGCATATGATGAGGATTTATTAACACTATTTTTGAAAGAAATCGCATTAGTTGTAGCAGTAGCAGTACTTGTCTGATTTATAACGGCATTAATGTTTGGTGAAAAGAATACAACACAATCACGTCTCGATTCTGCAATATCAATAATACTTGATACAAGAGTAGTATTAGATGTATTACCCACTGGAATCAGACTTACGTCATACAATTCATCATTAGAAAATACTTGGAATCCTGCTAGAATATTTCCATCTGATGGCGAGTCTCCAGAAACACCATTAACCAATGACACCATTACATTTGATGATAAATTGGCATAGGTTGTATTAGCAGAAGCTGTTCCCCAATTACTGCCAGCACTAGGATGATTAGCCCACCAAATATATTTAGATTGTAGGTTGATTACTTCTTTGTAATAATTTGTAGATCCATCTTTCTTTTTAGCATCGGATGCTTTAGATACGAATGGGTATTTTTCAAGCACAGAATTTGGTGAACCTGTCCATAGACCATCCTCGTCTATTACAATTACGTGCATTTCATCATATCTTCCACT